AAACCTGGACTGCAAGGGAAACCTGGACTGCAAGGGATACCTGTACTGCGAGGGATACCTGTACTGCGAGGGATACCTGGACTGCGAGGGCGATTATTTAATAATAACAGGTACGTTATATTGGTCTCACGCATCCATGCCAGTATTGCCCGCAAAACATTACATCAACCGTGTTTTACCGCAAAAATGGCAGCGTGAATATTATCAAGAACGCCTTGGTATAGATATTAGCGAAGGCTGCTACGAAGAAATCTGCATCACTGTTTTAAAGCAAATTATTAATCTATTAAAACAAGACAAATGGACGCCTACAGAATTATGGATGCTTGAAACGTTAAGGGATAGCTTTAAAAAGCCACCTGTTTGGGTTTCTGAAATTAGGGGAGATAAATAATGGAAATAATATTAATCAAAGCTCTAAAATATGGGTACACAAGAATTATTGAATTAGATGATTTTCAATACTCTAGAGAGAGTCACATAGTGATATCTAAACCGTTAAAAATTGAGTTTGAAATGTTACCTGAATCCGATCAAGTTAATGCCGAGGTTAACGTGTTAAGAGATATTAAAGAAAAGGGGTTGGCCGATGCTCAAGTGGTGGCTAATAAGATTGATGAAAAGATACAAAGCCTGCTGGCTATAGAGGATAAAAGATGACAGAACAAGAATATATACTAGCAGCTAACCTAGCAAAAATATCAACCGCTGTAACGATAATGAGAGGTGTTTCGCCTGGCAATAATTACGGTATTAGTGATGATGACTATAAATTAATTCTCTTGATTCTGAGAAATTCACAAACAAGGCTACATGAGCTAGCCAAGACAGATTAAGGAGGTGTTATGACTGATGCAATGAAGCTACTAACAGCGCTGTGTGAGGCGTTAGGGTTCGATGTGGTAGTAACTACGGTTTAGCATAATTAATTATAAGAGAGTTAAAGATGGCTTACAGTGATTACGGCGGCTATGCGTACCGCAACAATGCCCGCGTGATAGAAAGAAGTGATGCAATATTTACTGAAGAGGGCTTGAAGAGTACCCCTGGGCAATGGCCTGGGTTTAGCTTCCCTGAAGGAAGGAGAGGAAGAAGTCACCACGTTATCCTTGGGGATGGCCCCGTACATATTGGGATGAACAAGCAATCTTCCCAGTCAGTCTACCTACACGGCGAAACCTTTGATATTGACCCGCTAATTATCGCCCGCCACCCTAACACAAACACAAAATGGATTGGTGATAACGGGGAAGAGCATTCTTATGTAGACCATGAAAGCCTGCTCAATACGACAGTAGTAGAGGTGATTTTAGAGGGCCACAAAATAGAAATCTTTTGGGCTGACACTGACAACTATTACATGCATATAAGACTAACTCAGCCTGATGATAACATTTGGATTGGATGGTCGGGATATGGCGTTGGGGCGGGCCTTGAGGACTGTGGGTATGGTTATTCAACGGAAGATATTATTGGCGCGTCAGAAGATGTGTGGAAGGTGAAGCTAAGATGAATAAAAGACAAGTAGGATTCGTAAACATTGGTTTAATCTTCATCGTCATTGTCGCGGTAGGCGGAAATGTAATAGCGAACACGAAATTAGAGTCTCAACGTAAGCTGCTCAACTGTATTTATGCGAAGCCTACGTATCTTGATAATCAAGTTAACTACTGTGAAAATTTGCTTAAGACTAAATGGGTTGTTGAATAGGAGGATTGGATGGTTGTAATAATTTGCGCCTATTGCGGTCTAGAAGCTGAAAAGACTGAGGGCGAAAAAAAAGAGGGAGAAAAAAGAAAATAGAGCTAATTGTTGCAGTAGATAAGGATTAGATCTAGATTAGTAAATGAAAAAGCCGCTTGGTCGTGGTGCAAATAGGACCGTATAAAATCATCTGCCCACAGCGGCACCTCGAATTATACCCTATCTGATCTCACTTTCAAGCTGGCCCAACCGATTTAATAGATTAATCGCAACCCACCAGGGTTAATCTAATCAAAAACAGGTTACTGGGAGCTATTGAAAGCCTGTACACGTGGCGATGTCTAATACGAGCATAGTTAGTATATTGGTGACAAACCTTGCTAGCAGCGCTCAAATAAGGCGTGAGGAGCGTGTGATAAGTGGGCATGGTAGAGACCCTAAAACAAGTCCTCAACCGATCAATACCATAGGATCGGCAATGTAAGCTCTACTGACCTCTATAGCGAGTCATGAGATTTACAATAGCCTTAATCATTCTTTTTTTAGAGTGCTTAGGGTTCTTTGTGCCTGAAGATACGACATACGCAAATCATGAGGTTTAAAAGATGGTGATTACTAAAGTCTGGATCATGGCAAACAGAACTAAGAAAGGGGCTTGGACTAAGTCACAAATACAGGTATTGGGTATTGATTGGCCAGCTAGACGAGGGTGGATTCAGGATATAGCGGGGGCCGAGATAAGCGAAAAGAACAGGGTGTTATTTGAACTAAAGCTTCCTGTTAAAAAGGTGCCTGTTGATTTGGCCAAATCGTCTTATTCTTCAGTAATGGCTAGGATTCGTGATTTAACTGACCAGCAAATATCAAACCTAATCAGATCATTAGAAACTGAAAAGTGGTACAGAAATGGAATGTAACAGAGGGAGTGTATGCAAAGAAAGCGATCATCAAGTTAAAACTCTTGAAAAAGCTGTTGAATGGTTTTATGGGGTAGAGCTTGAGCATTTACCAATCAGAGTAAACCAAGTCACTGCTCATAATGGGCGGGTACAGATAACTATTTTCGATTGTGACGGGGTTCCGATCCATAAACGCTGGTGATTGAATTTAACTAATGAATGGAGGTAATTATGTGTGAAATGCCTAAAGCGTTTTCAACCAAGACACGTAAAGCAAGAAAGCCTCATATTTGCTGTGAGTGTAACCACGCCATTAATCCTGGCGAGGAATACCAGTACAGTTCTGGTATCTGGGATGAGCCCGAAAGGCACTTATTAAATAAAGGAGAAGGGAATGAGGCCATTTGACGTATCACACTTAGCTTCTAAAAGAATCTGCAAACAAGCAGAGCAATTATGCAATGAACTTAAAGAAGCTATCCATAAATACGATAATGAAATGCCGATCGCTTTAGTGCTAGGGGTTTTAGATATCGTAAAGAAAGAAATAGTAGAAGATTAATGAATTGAATTCTGAATACAGTGTGTATATGTGGTGGCTATATCGGACAGAAAGTCGCAGGTCAATAGGTTAATACCTATCAGACGGCACGAGGCCCCTGGTATAGCCCCTTCATATACGCACTGGAGCCCATTCCGATGGGTGCTCTAAGCCGTAATCCATGGTAATACGGTGGTGTATGTAGACTGGAGGTACGGTCGGGGAGCGGACTAATTAACCGTAAACACGAGTTCGATTCCTGCACACCTAGAGCATCCTTCAGAGTGGGTTGATAGATCGTTTAATGCTGTACTTAGGGCGAGAGCGTAGTTTAGCTGGGATTGTGTAGAGCAACCCTAAATCTGCTGAGTTGGAAAACTTAGCCCATGCTAACAACGATCAACTTTAGATTAATTAAAGGAGAATGGAATGGTGGATGAAGAAATAGCTAGTGTAGACAAAGATTGTTTTAGGGATTTCGGCTAATGATTCATATAGCGAAGGCGTACCTCTAGGTGATTTGAGAGAGTATTGTTTTGGGTTTATGAGCACTGACTTCGAAGGGCGTGATTTCGTTAGATGGTTAGCTAACGATTTCGGGGTTAGATTTGACCAAATGAATAGATTGCTTAACGTTATTTAACGGCTAATAAGACGTTATAAAAACCATTAATTATTATACCAATCTAGGATTAATATTATCTTGTATTACACCCCAAAGCATGTATAATGATTACATCAACTAGAGAAAACAAGGGGAAGGGAAATGGCTATCACTATAAATCAAATTTTAGAACTTGATATAAATTCAAGAAACGGGTTAGTAGATATAGGCTACAACGATAGTCTCAGAAATTTTTACAGGTTTTACGAATTAGACAGATTAGAGAAAGATATCACAAAAGCACTAAAAATTTCTAGCCTGGATCAGCTTCAAGCAGTTGCTATAAAGTACAAAAATTCGGGCTTAAACGCTTTTAATTGTGACGATTTAATCGAGGATTTGATGGGCGATGATTATTATGATTGGGCTGATGCAAACATTCTAGATTAACTAAACAAAGGGGAATTGAAATGGACTTAACGCGATTTGATGCAGCAAAAAAAGCCTTAGAGTTTGCAGGATTTAACGTGTGTGATGATGGTGGGGTGCTTGAAATATCAAAGGATCGAATATGCGAAACATTTTATCAGACAGGAGAGCATTTTAATTCGTTATCATTCCATAAATCAGTAGAATCAGTCGTAGCTTATGCTGAAAAAAGCGTAATTCTTGGTAAAAAATACCCTCTATCAGAACTTTAATTAACCAGGATGTTTAATGTGGAATACATGAAACACAAGTTGTCATTAAGAGTTAGATCAGCAGTTATAGAGCTGCTAAAGAAGCGTCAATGTAAATCACTAATAACGGTGGAGCTGAATATGATTCGATTTTATTTGGAAGCGCTGCAATGATGTTACCTGAGTACATCAAGCGAAAGTATGGGACACAGCGAGGCGCGTTACAGGCTTTTGCAGACGACATTGGTAGACCGTACCAGTCTGTTCAGCGTTGGATTAGAAACAAATACAGGGTCGAAGATGGCCGTGTCGTAAAGAAACAAACTGTAGTTGTGTGTGTATTATGATAAACAAACAATTGAATCCACTTATTGATTTTATGATTAACAGGACTGACGGGATACCTGGCAGCGATAACTGTGATGATATCGCGGTGCTAATAGGTGAGTCTATTACGTTGGAGATCATTGAGTATTTTCAAGACTACATAAACCAACCATCGACAGATAACGCTAACGCATTAGCTAAGAAGCTGACACAAACGTTTTCTGATTACGTCGAAAAGGAAGACACGTTTAGGATAATGCAATGAGAGTATCCCCAACCCAGACCACAGTAAACGCCATCCACAATAAACATGTGGGCCATCAAATCAACCTTGATTGCAAGCTGATGGGAATGTATTTGGAAGGGCTATCACTTATTAAGGTGGAACAACAAAGAAAGGAGAAGCAAGAGAAATGGGCAGAATTCATAAAAGTATTAAAACAATGAAAATATCATACGATGCTAAGTGTAAAATTGGGATGGTATTTGTAATTTTAGTGATTGTTGTGGTTGGGCCTACAATTGAACATTGGTGAAAGTAAGGGGAAGGTTATGGAAGGGGAAGAGAAAACACATTACAGGAAAGCGTTTAATTCGCCGTACCTATCTAGTGCTGATATTGTTGGGCCAACAGTGCTAACAATATCCAGGGTAGGGTTGCAATCTGATGCGACAAACAAAACAAAGGACTCGTTTAATACCGCTTACTTTGAAGAACAAGAGCTGCGTAAAGGCGAGAGACTAAAGCCGATGATACTAAACGCTCACAACTCTAAGGTTATGAAGGATCTAACAGGCTCCCATTTCCTTGAGGACTGGAGCAATGTGCGCGTAACGATATATGTTGACCCTAACGTGAGGTTTGGTAGAGAAACTGTTGAGGGTCTAAGAATAAGCCCACAGCCACCCGCTGAATCTAAGGCAACAATAACGCCAGAGAAGGGGCAAATGTGGACCAATGCTAAGAATGCCTATCTAAGGGATGGTGACTTTGAGGCCGTCTTAAAAAGGGCTCATATAAGCGAGGAAAATCAAGCGTTGATAGTAAAGGAATGTGGCAGTGTTTGAGTTTCACGATATAGAGCAAAATACTGACGAGTGGCTTCAATTGAGGTGTGGACGGTTGACTAGCTCTAATCTCGGCAAAGTGATGGCTAACTTTGGTAAATCTTTTGGCGAGCCTGCTAAGAGGCTAGCGGCTCAAATTGCAGTGCAACAAATAACCGGCAAATGTGAATCTAATGGGTTTTCAAATGAGCACACCGAAAGAGGCCACGAACAAGAGCCCGTTGCCCGTATGCTTTACGAGGAGAGGTTTTTTTGTGATGTAGGCAATGGTGGGTTCTTTTCAACAAAAGATCTTGGGTGTTCTCCTGATGGCCTTGTATTAGATAGTGGTGCAGTAGAGATTAAGTCAGTGATTGCCGCCACCCACTTTGCAACAGTAAAACGTCAAAATGTGGACCCTGCCTATCGATGGCAGTACATAGGCAATTTAAAATTTACAGGCAGGGATTGGTTAGATTTTATTAGCTACTGTTCTGAGTTCCCTGCCGATAAGCAACTTTATATCCATCGGTTAAACAAATCAGATATGACAAAAGAGTTTGACATGATCGACTCAAGGGTTGAACAGTTTATGGCGCTTGTAGCCACGACGAAAGAGACAATACTAGAAAGTAATTATTCAAATTGAAGAAATAACAAAGGAACACTCAGAATGAAAGGCGTAAACAAAGCAATAATAGTGGGCTCGTTAGGAGCCGACCCCGAATCTAAAACGATGCCCAATGGGTATATGGTGTGCAACATATCAATAGCTACTAGCGAGCAATGGCTAGATAAAAATGGTCAGAAGAACGAAAAACCGAGTGGCACCGAGCGGTCGGCTTTAGACGTACCGCCGAGGTCATGGCCCAGTATTTAAAGAAGGGCTCGAAAGTTTATATTGAGGGGAAGCTGCAAACGACTAAATGGCAGGACCAAAAAGGTGACGACAGGTATACCACTGAAATTGTCGTTAGAGATATGCAAATGCTGGATAGCCGCAATAGCGGGGAAAGCACCCAAACGAGGAGCGCCCAGCCGCCACAAACCCAGGTGGATGATGGAAAACAAATTGATGACTTCGATGAGGATTTGCCTTTCTGATGAAAACACTTAACCAACATAACTGCGATATACGCAACGCCTCCCCTGATGATATTAGAGCTGGGGTATGCTGTGATAGGTGTAAGACTGAAATGGTCTACCCCAGACAAACGAGCAATACTCTTTTATTGACCAATCCACATAAACAAGAAGTGCAATGTCCTAATTGTGACTTTATTGGGTATAAATTTTAAGGAAGAAAAATGAATATAGGCGCAGGTAATTTTATAGAATTAGGCGAGCATGATAATTGCGTGATCATAGGCGATAACCTGAAAGCAACTCAAGACTACCACCTAATTATTGAGGGGGTTTGCGATCAAGTAATGACGCCAGAGGAACATAAATTAATAAATGCTGCTGTGGCGGTGACTAAACAAAAGTGTGAGGCGTATTATGGTAATCTTTTGTATCAAGCTAAAACCCTTAGCTCATACTCTGGAACGCCTCGTAATGAACGATAGCTCTAATGGCCCCTGTGCTAGTGAAATTACCTGAGTCCCTAGTTATCGTTACATCAACCTCTGCACTTGCAATATCTGTGGCCGCGTTCACATCAAAAAAGGTATCAACAATATGCCCTGCTGTAATGACCTGGCCAGTCGTCACTATTGATTGAGTCGACCCTCCTGAATAAGCAGCTGACCACGTTTCCCCTGACCCTAAAGCAGTGTCTACTTTTAACTGACAGCCTATAATTTTGGCCCCCGAAGGTATGTTGACTTGTATTATAAAAGAGCTGGCAGCCCCTGGCGTGGTAACAGATTCGCTTAAGTTTTTATAAAGCCGCCCACTACTGCCCAACTTCCCTATAGTTGCCGATCCATCCGAAGGTGAATAAAAGCGTGGCTTTGGAGCGTTAGACGAACCCCCTGCACAAAGAGAGACTGTACTGCTCTCATCGAACATCTCATAATTCTCACCAGTGATCATAATGTTATGATTTAAAGACAATGTAGTAGCAGAGTCCACGGCTGATACTGTCGTTCTCCCGACTCTTAACGTGTAGCTATCTGAGGCGTCCCAATCGTTCTCTGTTCCACCGGTCAGCGTTGCGGTTATTGTGGTTCCAGTATTAGCCGTTACTGTACCGCTTGAGCCGTCTGTCGTGTTATAGATAATCCTGCCTAGAAAGTCATTAACACCCCAAGACTCGCCGCTGTCAGTCAATACAGAAGCCCCGCTTGAGCCATCATGGTTTCCTGTCACCTCAGTATCAGACAAGTTTTTTACAGTTAGCCCAACGTAAGCATTCGTTGTAAAGTGCTCTGTTGAATCGACCAGCTTATCCGTAGTGGTGCTGGTGGTCTGACCTGTAATCAATATAGGCACATCAGAATAAGCGCCTAGAATAGTGCTTTTATCGCCATCCACAATATTAAGATCGCCAGAGACCGCACCAACAAAGGTATTATCATCCCCGGTCATGTCAGTGGTTGCCCCGTGAGTAGCAGAGGCCCCACCGACAAATGTATTTCTGTTTCCTTCTCTTGAGGCAAGTCCAGCTTGAGCGCCACAAAACAAGTTAGTATCTCCCCCTAAATAGCCGTCTGAAGCCTTACCGAAGTTTAGCGCAGCACTAAAGCCTATTGCTGTATTTTTGGTTGTGGTGGCTGTACAATTGGCCAGGGCAAACATGCCTATACCCGTAGCGTCATCATTGTTATTGCCTAAATAAAGCGCTTGAATACCAACGGCTGTATTATTGCTAAGAAGGTTTTTCTGTAACGCTCCATACCCTACAGCTGTATTGAAATTACCTGTCACATTGTCATCAAGCGCCGTATTACCTATCGCTGTATTCTGGTAGCCAGTAGTATTAACATCAAAACAATTAGCCCCTACCGCCGTGTTCCCTCCAAAACTTGAGGCATCCGCTATGTGCGCTTTACCACACTCATAACCAATAAAAGTATTATCCCTAGAGGTCGTTGTATTCTGCCCAGCATACGCGCCTATCATTGTGTTATGACCCGCAAATACGGGAGTAGTTAACGCTGCTCCCGCCTCTGGCCCTAACACTAAGTTGTGCCACCCTGCAATCGTTCCCGCACCACCAAAGACAGTTTGTGATTGTGACCAATTGTGAACAGTACAATTTAAAGTGATCGTAATGCCTGTAGTGGGGTTTATCGCCCCAGCCTCTAGAATAACAATGGTAAGACCCGCAACGGTCTCTGTAGCCCCTGGCGCGATGACAGAAGAGATAAATAAAGTCTTGCCTGCCGCCGCCGCTACAGCCAAAGCAAAAGTAGAATAGTTCTCAGCAAAGAACCAATTATTAGTTGAGGCACTTCCTTGGATACTGTCAAACGGCCCCATGTAAAAAGGCGTGTTAGCCGTAGCATCCGTCGCATTAGCAAAGATACCCCATTTATAAACGCCGTTAATGTGAGGCACTATCTCATTTCCTGAAACCTCCCAAACACCATTTGAATTAGCGGTGACAGAGGTTTGAGGCGAGGTTGCATCCGCATCGATAGTGATACTTTTAGAGTCTGTTGTCCCGACATCATAGGCTTTTAAAACATACCCACTACCCGCCGTACCCGCTGCATCAACGATAATAGGGTTTGGGACTTCACTCATTTTTTGATTAGCCATTAGGGCTCCTTAAGTAATTCTTTGATTGCTTTGAATGCCCTTGGCTTGTTAATACGCCTAAGCTTTTCTATTCCTTTGCCTACTATGCTTACCCCAAGATCAAGCGCTCCTGCTTTAGTGGTCCCTGCCCTAACGCCTTGTTGAAGGGCTTGGTCAAATTGGCCTTGAAGTGATGTTCTAGCAGCAGGGCCAAAAACATTATCTAGCTCATCGGCAAATAACACTAGCATTTGTAAATTATCAGCCTTGCCTGCTTTGCCCTCGATTCTTAATAGATCACTGCCGCCATGCTTTTTAACGGCTTCCTCTATGTCTTCGATAGCATCAAGGAGCCTAATACGTGACTGAGCATTACTCATTAAGCGGCGCATTAAAGTCCCTGTAGACTTATCAGCATTCTTTCCTAAAAGGTTCATTTTCTTTCCAGCAACATCTTGAAGGGCATCAAGGGCTTTAATCGTTTCTGAATAAGCCACGTTAGCATTATTATAATCTGTAAAGCTTTCATCAAGAATGACATCAAGGTTGTTTCTGTAGTCCTTTAGGATGCGTTCTGCCTTTCCTGCTAGACCTTTTAGTCCCTTGCCATAGGTGACTTCACTATCTATTAATAATTTCAGCTCATGCACATCGTGCGCTGTTGGGTTTTCTATATCGCCAATACGTTTAAATATATTTCTAATAGTGCTTTTAGGCCCACCCTGAAATTCTATTATTGAACCTGTAAAATCAAGCTTGCCATCATCACCCAACTTAATACCAATACCGTCTAAGTCTTCCAAAAACTTATCACCTGCATTAGCAACATTAACTTTCTCACCCCTCAGCTTTCTAGCCTCAATCCCTATCGCTTTTCCAGCTCTCTTATTCGCGTCACGTACAGCCCTAACTTTATTCATTAGCACGTCACCAGCTAGATCACCTGGCCTATTTTTCATACCAAAAAGCTTATCCTTAGATATCCTTTCCGCCACTTCAGCCATCCTAGACATAACCTTCTTGTCCGTTCTGGATGCCTGCTTTAAAGGCTGGATAACGCCCTCATCAAAGCCTTGCTTGACCGCTTGAGCCGCTAAAGAGTCTTTTTGTATCTTAGGCCCTCTAGTATCAAAGAACCGCTCTATGCCTGTTGGCTCGCCCTCAAAAGTCCTTAATGGTTTTAGCTCAACTCTTGCCGCCGCTGGATCTGCTGTGCCTGCCTGGATCTCTCTTGCAAGCTCTCTAGTTGCCGGTCTCTGTAGACCTGCCACACCTTCAACTACTTGCTTTGCTGTCTCTGGAACGGCTTGGATTTCTCGCCCTATCGCTTGGGCTTGAGGCGTTTTAAGCGCTTGCCCTGCACCCTTGGTGCCTAATATTGCACCCACCAAATCAGGTATGGTGCCTGCCGTAGCCGCCGCTAACGGGCTTCCTGTCTGTTGAAAAGTTCGCTCTGCAACTGTAGGCCCTACGCCTTGCGCTTGAATGCCCTCTATAGTCTGTACGGCTTGATCTAGCCCTTGGCCGCTAACTAGCTCTAATAACGCCCCTATGCCGGACGCGGGGACATTAAACCTGTCTACCATGCTTTGGATAACATTGCCGACATTTTCTAACCCCTCTTGACCCGCCCTAGTTTTGGGCTGAAAAGCGGCCTCTTGAAATTGCCTTACAACATCACCGCCTACACCTGGCTCTGCCCCTGGTGTTAACTCAGCCCCTAACCCCGCTAGACCGCCAGCGACCGACGCTAAAGCACCGCTACCAATCGCGGCTATAGGCTCTAAAACGCCTGAACCTATAAATTCTGGCCTTGCCTCTCCACTGGGAACGCTCTCACCTGCAGGATCAAACGCCTCTAAGTCAATAGCACCAACAACAGGGCTAGCGGTGCTTAAATCAAACCGCCTTTTTACTGGTTTAGCAGTTGATAGATCAAAAGCCATTTTTATAGCTCCTCAAAAGTGCCGTCTTTAAATACCCTTGCCCTGTTGCCTTGGGCATCGACCATTATTTGTCCTTCTTGACCTGTCGATACCCCCCTCTCCTTTGATCTTAAAAACCCAGCCTTAGTTCCTCCTTGGTCGATAAAATCTATCTGTTCTTGGTAATAGGCCATTAATTTCTCTTGAGCTGATTTTTTATCGACAAGGAACTTTTTTAGCTCGGCAGGTTCTAACTTTGTAGGCAAAGCAACCTCTTTAGCTAGGTCTAACTCGCCCTTACTTAAAGCTCCAAACGTGGTAGCGCCGACAACATCAAGAGCTAACTCACTTTGTATCTGTTCTAAGGCAACAGTTGACGCCCTAATTGACGGAAAGAACCGGCTTTCTATGGCGCCCGTACTTGCCCCCGCATCAATCTCTTCTATTGCTTTATTTATGTTGTCAATATTCTTACTAATGGACTGTATTTTATCAAAACCTGAATCAATAGCTTTAGCCCTAGATGAGCCTGTTAATTTGCCAAACTCTTTCCCCTCGGCAATGGTGCCTTCAGTCTTCGCGATATCAGCAGCCATGTTTTTTGCCGAGATAGTTTGAATAGCAGACCCAACCGCCCTAGGGTCAATCCCCGCCTTTACTCGTCTAGTCTTGATCTTGTCTTCTGGTGAGAACCCCTCTGTCAGGCTAGCGAATTCTTTTTGCGCTGAGGTTAGCTTGCTAGGGTCTCTTAGAAACTCATCAGTCTGGGCAATAAAGCTAGTTAAGGATTCAGGCGTAACGCCTTGAGCCAGCTCTTGAGCATCAACGCCTTGAGCGCCTAGAAACTGCACTACTCTAGGGATGGCTTGCTGCCACTGAGAAGGATCTGTAGCGCCTATAGCCTTAGCGCCCTGGTTTAATAGCTTGATCCGCCTTAGAGCTTGCTCTTGATCGAATTGCTGCCCCTCTCGCCGCTGCCCCGTCTGCGCTTGCTGCAATTGAATCTGTGCAAGTTGGTTTCTTACTGGTGCTGCCGCTGCCTCTCTAGCAATGCCTTGCTCTTGAGATTTAATCCCTAAAGCGCTGGACTTGCCGCCAGCAAAATCAGCCAATGGGTTGAATCTAGCCATTAGAACGTCCCCGTTGATTGTAATAAATTAGGCTGTTGTGATTGATTAAATAGATTAGGGTTTAAAGCGTTAAACCCACCAGAAGGAGCCCCCCCCCCTGCGGGGGCACCACCAAAACCACCACCAAAGCCAAAACCAGCAAGACCTGCAATATTAGAAATAACCCCTTGGTTGGCGGCTGCCTTTTGCTGAGCCCCCTGTCCTTGAGCTTGCCCTATATTGCCTAATAAGTTAGATATGTTGCCGCCTGTTGTTAAGGCTGCCTGACCTTGCCCTACCGCTGCATTTTGGCCTAAGCCTAAAACGTTAAATAATTGGTTGAACCGTTGCTGTTGAAATTGTGGAACCAAGGTTGAAGTAAGACCGGTTTGAAACCTTGATAGGTCTTGGTCTACATTGCGCCCACCACCAGAACCGCCTTCTCTAATCTGTCTAAACCCTTGCTCTTGCAAAAAGGAAGCTACTGGGTTGATCTGGTCTAGCCCTGCACTAGGGTCTTGTAGGAAGCCTTGCAGCTGCTCGCCAGCACTGAGGCCAAGATCAAGAAACGGCTGTGTACGGGCTTCAAATGCCTCTCTCGCTGCTCTTTGTTCGGCAATTCCTGCAAGCCCTGCCCTTTCTCCTGCATCTGCCGCCGATTGAGCGCCTTTTCTCTGCTCTCTTGCGCCTAATAGTGAGCTGCCTAATAAGGCCCCGCCAATCGCTAACTCAATACCCATTTTTCACGCTCCAAACCAAAGTAAACTTGGTCATGCAATTGCCCGTCTTTCATGATAGACCGTTTATTAACCCCTTCACGGATAAAGCCTATCTGCTCTGAATACTTTAAAGCCAACTTGTTGTAAATAGGGGTTGATCCGTTAATCTTTAAGCACCCCGTATGGTTAAAAACCCAATCTATCGCTAATCTGCCAGCCTCTTTTGCCTTATTACCGTACTTGCCTGGTAACATCGCCGAATGAGCATCAAAAGTGACCGCATTTAAAGGGTAAACAACGAACATCCCTGCCAGCTCTCGATCATACACCGCTAAGTAGTATATATTATCAACAATCGGGTACTCAACATCGCCACTAAAATCATCGCCTATACAGTCTTTTACCTTCGGGTGCTTTAATACTGCATTGATCACATCAATATCGAACGTTCTAGCTACTCTCAATTTCTGACCCATAAATAGCTAAATTAAACGCTGTTGCCCCGTCTGCTTGTACTTTAATCGAATCCCCTGCTGCTAGGACGCCCCTCTCAAAGCCGTAGTAAAGGCGCTCTCTTCCTGCCCCGCCTGGAATATGGATAGTATTCTTTAAAAAATCAGTGGCCCCGTCATTGTGGTATACATCAATATTTAAAGCCGTTGCTGTGGTATTAACCAGACTAACCACTGATATAGTCGAATTAATACCCGTCGCAGCTGTATAGACCGTTGTTAGCGTTGTTGTTGCGATCTGTTGTATGTCTCTAAAAGGATTTCTAGCCATGCTATTCCTTTAAAACCGTGTCACCCAAAATAATACCCTGGAACCTTAAAAGGCCCGAAAGATCATCGCTAATAGTAAGGTAAAACCCATCATCAAGACCTGCTTTATTGCCTGACGTACCATCTAAAACGACGGGGGAGGTAATATCTATCTCGAGAGCTGTCCAACTGTTAGTGGCCCCCAGAGATGATGTTTTCTCATCGATTCCAGCTAGATAGAACCCACCCATATCCCTAATAATGCCCTGGAATAAGCTCTCCCCATTAGATACAATAAGCAAGTTAACCCCGTTGGTCAGCGCCGCTAGGCCCATAAATTTATCGTATTCAATCTCTGTAATGTTATCGGCTAGAACAAACCTTAACCGTTTAGCGAGAAAGGTAGTGCCGTGGTCCGGTAGTGCCATCCACGTCGCCGACCCTGATGCATCTCCTAGCTGTAAATCATCTAATTTAAAAGTGGGCTTTGAACCACCCGATCTTAAAACCACCGCTTGAAGCTCGTTAACTGTCTGAGATGTTATTCCCATGTCCGCTAGGGGTATTGAAAAGGATTGCTCTGAAACGTCAATCACATTAATATAATCATTAATATTAACCGCGTTCCCCACCAAAACTGATGATGAAAGGAACGAGAACTCAACAGAATGATTAGCGCTATTGTAAGCGTCTAGGTCTATTTTGCCCGTTAAAACCCCGAAATGCTGCATATCCGATGTTCCGGCATTAGTAAATAGGGCTGCATCATTATTGTTCGCCGCTGTACAAACTATTTTGGCCCCACTAGCAAAGTTAAAGCTCGCATCACCTGTTCCTACCCACACAGCTCCCACAGTGAAAGTCTCTGTATCGACCATGATCGAGCCATCAAGGGTTAGGTTGTCATTATCCACCACCGCCGTGACTACAGCATAAGTTGTGTCAGTGGTATTTCTAACCGTCATTCCTACGCCTACAGTGGTTAAAAAGTTCTGCCCCGTGTCCTCTAGATTCGTTCCTGACGTTCCACCCGTTGCCGTTCCGCTGTCGGCGTTGGTGGTATCTCCCCCATCGTGGATAACCGTAGCCACTTCTGAGGAAACAATGGCTTGGTTCATCTCCCCGCCATAGGTCTCATTAAAGAAAAACTTAATATCAGCCCTCAGATTGTCATACTCACGCACATAGTTTACTGAGCCAACAACACCCCCACGATTATGAAGGCTTGCCCTGGCGTCTTGACCACTTTGATCAGCCCCAGAAGGAGTAACCTTTATCCCCATTAAGCTCTACCTTTCTTCTCATAGTATCCGAACATAACCCCAGCAACATCGCCGGTCGTCCCCTCATCATACTCAAGGGCGATAGCGTCACCAACACCTAGTCTTAATCGATCATCAAGGCGAAATTCCTCATGCCCTGTTGCTGCCACATATAAGAAATCAACAAGGCCGATAGAGGTTAATGTGCCTATACCTGTCGCTCCAGTATCCCCTTGCACCGCCGTTGTTACGCCGGAAGATGCTGCCGTGTTAGGGCTTGATCTATTCATATTCAAAGGGGTTATAGCTGTTACCCCGCTACCTGTCGCCGCCGTACCTGTTACAACGTGTAACTTGATTCGAGAAGCCTGAACAGCATTAACCCCAATGGCACTAATGACAAGTTGCAAGCTATTAGGGTGGTTATTCTGCCAGTAGGCGAAGTACTCGCCAGCGACAGGTGTGGTCATTTCAAACGCCACCGAATAAGCTTGCCCCGCATCCCTGGCGTTATAGTAACCTCTAGAATCTGATCTGGAACTAGCGTTAAATCTGTTGTCAGATCCCTTAACCCGAGCATCAAAGCCGGTCTGGTCGTCTTGATATAAAAATTCTATTCCGGCCATCTTACAAATCCTCTGCTATTTTGATTAAAAGTTCAGGCTCAACATCTAAAATCAGCGCAAGTCCTGCAATAACGGCCTTAAGTAGCCTAACCTGTTCCTCGGCACTGGTTTCTATATCTCGTTCATGGTCAATGCTTTCAGCTTCAATACTCACGACGCCCTCCAAAACTTCTCTGTACCATCACTAAACAGATACCAATGGATACTTGTGCCTTCTTGTCTGATAGTAATCGTGTTGCCGCGCTGGCCTTTGTATCGAAGTTCTATAGTGCTAGTTACCTTAACCGAAGAGCCATCACCATTAGTCGTTATAATCTGATCATTCCATCCTGCATTAGAATCAAGCGTCACCGTCGAGCCATTTCTAATGTCACAAAAATCATTGTTAACCGCTGTATAGTTTGCCGTCACTATCTTAGAGTATAACTCGCGAACTTGAGTCGTCGGAATTAAGTCCTCGATCTGCTCTAATTCGCGTTTATGTGCCTGATACTCTGAACTAGCGCTACTGGTTTCAAATGACTCGCTATTAGTAACGTTGGTTATTGCATCACCAAAGCCTAGATTAACATTAATGTCTTGCTTCCATAAATTGTCGTAGCTAAACCAATTTATAAACTCTTGGTTGTTAGTTTCTAAGACAAACTTTGGAATAGGCTGCACATAAGGCGCTATCTTTTCAGCCAAGACCCATCTCCACGTCTGCATGTGCAGAAATTAACACCCAGTTGATTGCATCACTCATAGAAAACCTAAACATTCTGTTGTAAAAAGAGCCTAAACCTAGCCACTCTACATGATAAGTATAGTCTCCCTGTTCCCCTATATCAGCCCAGCGCTCACTAGACCATGTTCGCCCATTATCATCAGAATATTGCATCATCACCGTAGCTTGGACTGTAACTAAACTAGCCCCAGGCTCAATAACTAACTGCAAACTATTCATAAATAATTTATGCCCAGGGGGGCCTAGATCCTTGCTGCTAATGCTGATTGTATCGCGCTGCCTATGGATAACCAACCCATTATCAGTATAAGTATTCATGTCTATCTCGTAAATATTGCCGTTACGCCTATCTGATACTAGGTGCTTACCATAGACAAACTGATAGTCGCTAATAAGGTGTTGATCCTCTACCCCAAAAGCTAGGTTTGTCCATAGCTGCGATTGCTCATTAAAAAGCCATGTCTCATCGCCTGTTGGAAAGCTAAACAGGCAAAAATCTTGATTATCAAAACTAAAACAAACAGTGAAGCAATCACTCACATCCGAATACTTAGCGATAGCTTGCCCAATAGCCGGATTGCCGATTGCCTGTATTGTGATCCCGCTCATTCTTGAGGGCTGTTTATTATTGTCTAGGAAATAAATGTAGTTGTTGTTCGTAGACACTGAATATTTAGCGCTCGTGCCTACTTGCTGTACAGCGTTATTAACCCTTGCATAAGGGGGAGTGCCAGTGCCTATAAACGAGTTAGGCTCTATAGATTTAGCCCCAAACGCAAATATTTGCTGCCGATGGGCAACAACAGCCATCATCCCATCGGCTTTAGTATTAGCTTTTAAAATATTAGCGCTATTAACTGTTAAAGGCGTGTCAAGGTCAGCAAAGGCTAGGCCTGTCGTGCTTTCATAAATCACCCTGTCGTTAATGTATGCAGCTGTTGACGCTTTAGGTAGGTCGCCATCTTTGCCTAGGGTTAAAGTTGCACCGTTATAGGCGTAAGGTTTCCCATGCCCTGTCGTTATCACCAAATTGCCGGCAGTGTCCTCAACAAGAGTGCATCTAGTCGACCCTAAGATAGTGCCAATTAGAACGGCATCCCCCCTACGGTCAACACTGTAAAGTTCATCCCCTGATACTTTGTACAGGATGCCATTTAAAACGCCTAGCCCCCTATCAAAGCCATCTCCTGCGCTACCCCACTCCTTCAGCCCTGGAAATGGCTGCATACTGACCGCTTCATCGCCACCTTGATTAACCTCAACATAGAAATTACGGGTAACCTGCGCCCCGACCGGAAGCGATCGATTGGTATATGTCGGGCCAACTAAAGGGACGGGTATTTTAGCCATTATTAATATTGTACCGTTGCGATCCTGAGAGGGCTGCATCTAACGCCATCACAGGTAAATTAGAGTACTTGCTTTGTAATTCCGTGACCATTTGATCGCCTGCCTCAGAAAGACCTGGCGCTATTTGTCGGCGGTGCTTTACCATTAGCCGTAATGCCAAACTAAGCTCTATGGCTTCCTCATCTGCAACATCAACATAGACCGTATCTGAAGCCGCTAGAGTGGCCAGCCCTAAATCAATGCCAATGTTCGCCCAACGTGCAAACATGCGGTTTAGGCGGTTTAACGCATCTGTATTCACGCCCGACTCTAAAGATTGCCCTTCTGCCAGTATCCCCGCCATCTTTGCTGATGAATCAATCATGTTTTGCGCGGTTGTCATACGGTTAACCCTTCGCTAGTAGCCTTGGATGTCTTCTTGCCAGCTTTTGCCGCTTTTGGCGAATCAAACCAGCCTTTAGGGATCTTATCAGGGTCAAACAACTTGTTAACGACTTGACCATTCTCAAACTTATACATACACCACGGGTCTTTTGCCGCTACTGCTGAGTTGTCATGCCCACATTCTGTACAAACCATAATCTCTCCAAAATCGGGGCCGTTCTAGACCCCTTATTGCTTATGCAAATGGTGTTGCTAGCGTTCCTACGCCGTGGGTAGTTCCTGAAATACCCCACGTGGTAGAACTCAAAGCCACTGCTCGGATTGCAGACCCAACCAACCGGCCTGTTACATCGCTGTCCATATCAAGTGATACGGTAGATGAGATGGTAGCTACAAAACTATCACCACCCTCTGCCACTGCCGTTGATACAGCAGCAACACCGCCACCCATAAAAGTGGTCGACGCATCAGTATCGATTGAATGAGAGTTACTAGTGCCTGCAACTGTTGTTAAGAAATCAAAAACCATGCCTACCACTGGTGCTGGTAAGATATAAATTTGACCCGCTGCATCATCAAAGAGACATAAAGACCCTGATTCAGACGCAAGCAACTGTCGCGCAGTAGTACCACCCGCTAGACCGGAAATAACCTCAAGGTGACGCCCTGGCATTACTGCCCCCTCATCGGTGTTCGTTCCTATTTGTTCTAAAGCCATGATGACTTCTCCTTAGTTGTTAGCCCATCGGTGAGCAAGCTCAGGCCGGATTGCATTGAAGCCGTAGGTAATATCAAACCGGCTCACGAATCGAGAGTTAACAATATCAAACCCTCGGACAAATCGCATTGAAATGCCATCCATGACCTTGCGCCCTGCCATATCCATTCCACCAGGTACAGGAAGGTCAGCAGTTGCAAAAGCAAACGCATCTCTATGGAACCCTAGCGAGACATCATGAGCGGCCGCATTGCCACCAACTTTAGTAAGAGCTTGGTTATTAGCCGCGCCATTACTCACGTTCTGGTAAGGACCTGTTGCTATAATTTCAGGCGTAAACGTGATGGTTGTTGCACTTGCGCCAATAGCGGTGGTAACAACAAACTGCTGCAAGTTACCAGTATCCACCTTAGTTTCTGGATGCACCCGATTAACGCCTGCAACGGTAAAGACATCACCCGCTGTCATGGTGCCAGCACCCGTATCGATAGTAAGGCTTGCGCCTGTTTGAGCAGTTGCTGAGTCAGTCAGATAATCACCTGTGCCGTCATCAGTTCCAGTGGTGTGGCGAGGCATGTGAGTATTTTCAAAGAAACTATACCCAGAAGTCCGACCTATACCGCCTTCTCTAAAGTTAGCCCCGATAGTACTTTGAGGGTTGAACAAGCCTTTTAACGCATCATTCAAATCAAGATTATCAGAAGTATTTAAACAAGCCGTAACAGTGTTGTCTTGCGGCACAAGGTTATCGACAAGAAGCTTTCTACCATTACCGATTAACTTGTACGTCATGTCAGACGCTACGTTATTGACTTGATTGTAGACTTGCTTATAAACACTGTTGATCATGTCTGATTCAGCTTTAGCAGCTAGTACTGACATGGCAGGTTCAAGGTGTAGCTCGGAGAATGAATCAATATCCATCTGGAGCTCTTCATCAGTGAACTTCGCACCAACGTGCTTTCGACTGGTAATAGCTAGAGATGTGTTCTTCTCTACTGTGTCTTGTGCTGTTAATACTGCACCGTCTGTTACCTCATACTGAGCAGGTAAACGAATCCGCAGAGTGTCCCCAATCTGTGCACCCTTATTTGCAAAAGAACTATCGTAAGATCGGTTCACCCGACCAATAAAATTAAGTTTTGCATGTAAAACCCGTAGGGATTCTCGCAAAATCTTATCTGTGGTTAATAGCGTGTTAGCCATTTAAATCACCTATTGCGAATTTCTCGCATTAATTTGTGCATATCGTGCCTCTAGCCATTCTGCGTCGGTCATGTCGTCTTCATCCTTTGAGACCTTCTCCGCACTGCCTAGAGGCGTTATAGGATCAGGTGCGCCACTTACCAACTTGGGTTTTAGTGCGTCTACCTGAAACTCAATTTTGGTTAACTCGATAGCTTGCTGAATAGGTGGTAAGGCAAATATCTTTTCAGCCACGTCCAAATTTGATCCCAAGTGATAAGCAACCTCTGGCCCTTTATCCATGTCAAAGAGGCGCTCAGCCATATCGATAGACATAAATTGGTGCCCGTAAGCAACGTCCTCAAAGTCTTCAAAGTTACCTCGCTTCTCTGCTAAATTAGCATCAAAGCCAGCCTTTTTAGTCTTCAACTCCGCCTGCCTTGCGGTCTCTGTATTCGCTTGATCTCGTACTTGGTTCTCTGCTGATATCCTGTCGTAAGCTGCATTACTAGCCGTTTCAGCTACAAACTTGGCGTTCGCCTGCTGATACTTTGAATGATTATCAAAATCATCCTCATTAGGTGCAACTATTTCAGGCTCTTTAGTAACGGGTTTATTAGTTTCAAGCTGTTTAATTCTCTCCTCTAATGCTGCCGTTTCTTGCCTTGCCTCGTATTTCTCACGAGTTAACTGATTTATCCGCTCTTGAACCTTATTCACTTTCTTAGGCTCTATAGCGTCCACATTCTCTATTTCGGTTGTGGCGTCCGGTGCAGGTGACGATTCTGCAATAGGTGCGTCTTGAGTCACTTCTGATTCGGCTTCTTCACTCATTTAGATACGATCTCTCGAATTGTTCCTAGCGATCCCCACTAGTAGGGTTTAAAACAGTTTGGCCACCTTGCCTAGCTGGTCATGTGCGTATTGTCTAGCTACGGCAAACTGCCTCAATTTATCAACCTCATCCATCTTTGCTTGAGTGCAGATAAAGTAAACATCCTCACCCTTGCCTTTTATATAGTCGCCAAGCTTTGTCTGCTCATCGACTCGGTATTCATTTCCATCTATTAATATGTGCATAATTTCCCTTGAGTAACGTCTCCACGAATTTAACCTACTAACCCAGTAGTGGGGGCCTGTTGTGGTGCAGGCGCACTTTGTATCAAGCCTACTATCTCAGCCAGTGCTTGATTCATTAACTGTTGATTGCCCTGGTCTCTAGCTAACTCAGCTAAGGCTACAGCGTTCTCAACGTCATTCTGTTCTGCTTCAGTCAAACCTTTAACAGCTGATGCTTTCTTATTCGCTGTATCGGCCTCTATATTGCCTATTTTAGCCTGTTTTTCGGCCATTTCCAATTGTATAGCGGCTTGCTGTATCTGTTGCTGTTGCTGGGCTTGCTGTTGTTGTTGTTGCATTTGCTCTGATTCTTCCTCGGTAGGCTCAGCAATACCAGGCGGTAACAGCTTTCTAAGACGTTCAGCTATCTCATCAGCACCCGGCCAATCAAGGTTTTTAGCTACCAGGTCGCCAGAGACCTCAAGTATTTGAGGAAAGACCCTAGCCAGCTCAACCATACTACTAGCGGCCTCAATCCGTCTGGTACGATAGGACGGGCCAACACCGACTCTTACATCGTATTTACCGCGTGTCAGATCGTTTTGGATCCGCATACCATCTGGGGTTAACATAGGCCGGTTTATCTCTACAAACTTAATAGAATCGTCCTCCCCCCTTAATCTAATCATTCTCTGTGTGTCATAGTATTTAGGGATTAAATCTAATATCACCCTCCCAGTGTGCTCAACAGCAGACGCTAGGTTAGCCATAAATAAAGACGTTCCTAGATCGGCCTCTTGTTGTAGCGCAATGACCGCCTTACCTGAGCGTTGTTCTGGTAGCTGCCCCGTGCTAGCTTCAAATACGCCCGTAGCCTGTTGGATATCTTGAGCGCTTATCTGAGCTTGCTGTAACAGTCCTGACTGCATTGAAGGTGGCGCTATTCGTTGTGGCGGTGGAGCTTTGGCATCAGGGTTGTATGGTAAATAAGGCAGATTCTTTTGATTCGCTTGGTTCCAAAACTCTTCATAGCCTTTGATTTGATCTTTAGTCACTAAATAAGGCGCTTTGGGTTGCAGTGCTATTGTCTCAGCAGCTGCACTATTCCAATAGTTGTACATCCGTTGAGGATCTTTAGCCGGCCTTACTATGCCTCTGTACTCAGTTTTGCCCTCGATATTCTCCTCAACCCCGTAAACTGGGATACCAGGGAAATACTTACCAGGCCAAATAGTGTGCTCTAATATGTCAAACGCCGATAGTTTGTACCAATGGATTTCATCAATCTCAACCTCTCTGGTCTTGACCGGCTCAATACCTTGCTCTCTATACCCTTGAACGTCTTGTTGAGTGATCTCATCGGTTGGGATAACCACACCGTTAGATAATTGGGTTAATTCGCGCTTCTTCTTCTTCTTAACAAAGTATTCACCAATCCTAACTGAATCAGCCGAATACCAGCGTTCCATCGACTCACCAACACTAGGGCTTGGCGTAGAGCTAGGAACATCTTTCCCGTAAAGCATCTTAAACTTATCAGCGCTCATGGTTTCAGACTTGATACAAAACCGTCCATCTTGTTTTTGTGGCTCTGTCGCATCAGGGTCAAAGTACCAAGTAAAAGGATTACGCTCACGCTGTATAACAATGTCCTGGGTGAATATATCATCGGTATTCTCTACCGTGTTAACCCGCCAAACGCCGTATCCCATCTTCACCTGGAAGTTAGCGGCTGTCATATAAGCCCCAGCTTGGGCTTTTGACGTTTGCTCAATCTGCCTTGTAAGATCCTCTAGTACTGATGCTGTTTCCTTATCTGCTCCATCATCAATGGGGTCCACTTTAATAGAAGGCATGTTCTGTCTAATGCCCCCAGTGACCTTTCTAATAGACTGCCCGATGTGATCTAGGGTGAGCATTGGACGCCCTTCTCTGTCGTTCTTCACATCCTCATCCCACTGGTCCAAGGCAGCGAATTTAAGATCATCTACCATATCAGCTCTATTCTCAGACTCAGCGGTAAACGCTAGATCAAAGTCAGCCATAAATTGCTTAATGATTTTATCTTTCTCAGCCTGCGAGAATGTGCTTAGTTTCTTTTCAGGCATTCATCCAGCCCCCAGAAGATACGGGTATTGATAGTTTCGACCCCTGACTCACTGGCTCAGCAAATGTCAACGCTAAGGCATCTCCGATATCAGGGCTAAATCCATATTCTTTTTTAATCTTCTCTTTCTTCCACAACACTATTCTATCCATTGAATCCCTATCATAAGGGCTAGCGCAAAGGTCTGCCTGTATCTCGTCATCATCTGGTATCTCTACATCTAGATTCTCGTCAGCTAACCATAAATTCATTTCGCCCCACATCTCACCGCGCTTGTTCTTGTACTTATCCGCATCTAGAGGGCTTGATCCAAATGCTACAGCTTTAACGTTGTCATACCCCAGCTCATGTAATCGATCTACCAAGTCACTACCACCACCAGCATCTATAAACATCATGTCGGGCTTCTTGTTAGCTGTTGGGCAGGCAGTATCTAGAACCTTCTTGCACTTCTGTACAGCCTTTCCTAATGAGTTAACCGCCTCGCCTGTCCATGATTTTGCATCGTAGGCTTTCCTGCCCTGCCGCTTAATGATTGAGAATCTATCCCCCCCTCTGCTTGGGTCCACGCCAACAATGTAAGAGCCGTTACCATTGACCTCTGACTTTCTAGCCTTAACTACGTTATCTGCACCAATCAATCCAGACTCACCTGATAGTTGAAAGGCTTCCGCTGCATTCATTGGATACTCTTGTTTAAACGACCGTTCACCATCGGTGCCGTCTGCTGACAAGTCGGCTATCTTTGTGCGTCTCCAATAAATCTGATCGGTTGTAATATCATACTGTTCAGCTAGTTCAGACTCTTCTACCGTTGCTCTAAATTCTTTAGGTGGTGTTTTTGAATACTCTTCTTGCCAAAACCAGGGAACGAATACAGGAATAAAATCATTCTCCCCCCTCTCTGCAGCTTTCCATTGTTGGTGAAAGAAGTTGCCAACCCCATTAGCTGTTGACTCGTATATTACCTCTGTTCCATCAGCATCAGGGACCGTTTGTAGTATCCCTTTAGCGTGTTCACTTGCGTTGGGCCAGAATGCTACCTCAGACCCATGAAAGTATTGATTCGTTTGGCTTCGACCTACCGACTTATTACCTGCCGTGCCTATTTGATAGCCTGAGTCTAAAAGGTTAAACAGGAGCTCTTTAGCATTGGCAGCGCTTGTACTTGGCTTAACAAACTTAGGTAGATGTTCAAAGTAACGTTTAGCCATGTTAAACAGGTTTTGTGAGGCGTCATCTTCATGCGTAAGTATATAAGCTCTTACCCCTTTCTCGTGGGTTGTTCTCCACATAAAACGGCCTTCAATGTAAGTGCTTGCCCCTTGTTGCCTGCCTTTTAATATTATGGCTCTTACTTTACCTGTCGTATCCTTTTGCTCTTCTAGCTTTTGATGGATGAACAGTTGGGCTTTATTTAATTGAAGCGGCTTCAACCCTTTGTCTTTAGTTCTAATGAATAAGCAATTACGGGCATAGAATGCAAAGTCACTCTTTAGCCTTTTACGCTTTTGTAGTTCTAGCTCATTCATTTAATGACTCTAACCATTGTTCGTGTGTTTGGGTTGTTACTTGTGCGATTAGGTTTAAATCTGAAGGTTCTTTATCGTCTGGCAAGTACTTGTTAATTAACTTTAATTTAGTGTCGATAACCTTTGAAAGCCTTGTTATTTCTAAATTGTCTAATTCTTCATCAAGGTCTCTTAGTTTATCAAGCAAAACAATAACGTGCTCTACATGCTTTTGGTTAGAAAGCTGCTCCCTTAAAGCATCCCGCCGCATTTGTCGGTTATGCGCTGCCACTGATACTCCTGTCTTAGGCATTACTTTCCAGCCTCTAACCTAGTCACTAGTTTTGTACCATATGAACAGCGCCGACAGTATAGGTTATTGAATCACCGTCCCCATGGGTTGCTGTTATTCTGTATTCACTTGGTAGCATTTCATTTGCCGCTATATTTGCCGCCGCGATAATGTTCATCCCTATTTGTATTGTGGTAGTCCCAGTGGCGGTTATTGCAGCGCTGTCGATAATATTGTAAAACGTCCCTGATAAAGGGTCTTTGCCCTCTATTGAAAACACCACACTCGGGGTAGAGGTCACTGCAGTACAATCAATGGTGAATATACTTGAGATAACTTCCTCTGCACTTAGTACCGAACTGACAATGGTTGCAGTCCTTGCGGCGCTTGTGAATAGAGTCTGGGGCTGTCTGCGAATTGTCATTGGTTTCTGACCTCGATTTTAAATGATCGCTCAAATGTTCTTGGGGTTGCGTTAGTCGTCACTATTAGCAGTTTAACCGTTGCTATGGTTCCATCCGTTCCTGCACTAGTCCAAACTGTTACTACGTTGCCACTATTGGAGCTTGAGTCTATTGTAATGTTTGTCCCTGTTGCCGTTATGGTGCTAATAGCATCGACTTGAAGCATAGGACCAAAATCAATCGTATAATCCACTACATCACTGGGGTCTTTTGCATCATCCCCTTTAAAGATTAAGTCTCTATGCCATTTTACAGTCATGGGTCAACCTTTCGCCTATTGGGTGGCATAATTATAGATCTATTTTCGTTTGGCATATACAGCGATCTATTTTGAGAGGGCATTGTGATTATATTTTCACCTCTCATTCTTGTTTCTCTGACCGTTGATGCGGTGCCACCCATCCCTAAATTGGTTATTATCGTTAATAATGGCATTAGTCTGCAACTTTAGTGAGCGTTTCTAGCTCTTCTTTTAACTTTTTAACCTCAGCTTTTATCAGGTCTCTTTCTGCTCTAGTAGCGTTCAACTCAACCTCTTTCATCCCTAAAAGCTTGTAAATGTAATCGATGCTCATTAGCCTTGACCCTGAAACCCTGAAATAGTGATATGCATGGTTGTTATTGCAGCGCTTACATCGACAAATAGCGCCGTATTAGCTGTTGGTTGCTTCCAAGGAGGGTCAAACCTGTGTACCACGCCCCCTGTTGCTGGTGCAGGGAATACCGCTGAAATACTGCCCCCTGACCCGTCTAATAGTGTAACAAATCCATTGGTTGATGCGTGAGCATTGTGAACAATAATGCTAGTGACGTAATTATGCACCCCTGCACCGCCCGCATCTAGACCGGTAACAGCATCCTCAGCCCCGTCAGTATTTCCTATGTAGAATTCTACTTGCTCTTGAGCTGTACAGTAAGACCTTGTAATTATTGCGCCTTGTAGGTCAGTGGCAATATAAGAAGCATCCGCCTCTGCCACCTCAGTTAACGCCTCAATTGCCGCTGTAGCTCTTGACCCTATTAGAACAGGGTTTCCCGCTGCCGCTGCATCATGTGCGACATCACCCACCATCTCTTGAGTATTAGTTGATGCCTGTGCTGTATTTTGAGTAGCGAATGTACCAGCATTAATCACGCTACCTATTACGGCAGTTGAGGCCATCAACTCTACCATTTGGCCTGCAGTAGAATTTAATAGTACTGCCCCAGCATCGTTATCCGTTAGCGCTGTTGGTGTGCCGCTTTGGAATACGCCGCCTTGCACATTTACTTTAGAAGATCCTAGCGTGAAAGCTGCACTGTCTGCAAATACAGGATCATCAATCAACTGTAGAGCAGTAAGCGCCGCCCCTGAAATTGTTGAGTCAATTGTATTGGTAATATCAGTAACCGCTGTAACAGTCGTCACCGTGTCGATCGTGCCGCTAGCTGGGTTTGCTGTTACTGTGCCATCAACTGTTATTGAATTGCCGCCATCATGAATGTGTACGGCCCCATCCGTTTCCATTGCAATAGCGCCAGCATCATTTGCGTTCACAGATTGAGTTCCAGCAAAACCCATCATCATCACGCCTGAATGAGTGCCGAGGGTAAAGGCTGCATCATCTACATGGACAATATTATCTATTAACTGGAGAGCTGTTAGTGCTGCGCCATCCTCTTGTACAACAAACGTCCCTGCATTGGTTACAGCGTGAGCGTTTACGGTGAGAGTCGCCGCCGAAACATCCATCGCCGCGCCTTCCTGAATGTATAAAGCACCAGAAGCATTAACCTGGAATGGCGCTATCTCGTTATCAGTACCAGCTAAAGCAGCAAGCGTATCATTTCTGACCGCTCCAATCACATTGCCCTTAGTCGTTGTCTCTGTATAAGTAGTGGTCCCTAATGTCGCCACCGCATCATCTAGCAGCTGTAATGCTGTTAAAGCCGCGCCATCCTCTTGGACAACGAATGTACCAGCGTTTGTCACTGCATGAGCATTAACGGTTAATGTTGCAGCAGATACGTCTAAAGCTGCCCCTTCTTGAATATACAAAGCGCCGGTAGCATTGACTTGAAATGGAGCGTAATCACCATCAGTACCCGCTAAGGCCGCTAGAGTGTCGTTTCTAACCGCTAGAGACATTACCCCTATATCACCCGACCCGTGTACCGCATCCTCTGCCTTTGCAAGATCTCCTGCTGCCCCTGTAGCCGCGCCAATCGTTACCTCGCCAATAGTTGCTGTTCCTGCCAAAATATCAACAGGAAGCCCTACGCTTGATGTAACCCTTGTTTGAGTGTTATCAGCACCAAAAGAGACCTTTACATATTGCCAATGAGCGGACCCATCGTCATCAGTTTTAACTGTTGCGCCGCCGCTTCCAGTCGAAAGCTCTATGTTATCGGCCACTTTTTAACCTCCTACCCAGTACCTAATAATAATAAATGCCCACTACCTAATCCTGATGAGACTGCATCAACCGTAAAATTGGGTGTAGCCGTTATTGCTCCAAACCCTATGACCAATACATCAGTAGGGATAGTGCCCGTTATAATCTCTTGAGCTGAAACGTCATACCCTGATTGAGCTGCTACTGTCCATGTTGCGATTGTTGAGCTTGTTCTCACAACTTCTGATGTTAGCGCTTTGTCTCTTACTTCATTATTCCAGCCATTTGTAGGGCTACTTGCAGCGTCAAACCCGTCTATTAACGCTTGGGTATCTGCTGTTGATCCTATCGGTCCTGTTCCAGCTGCCTTAAAAGTATCGTTATGCAGTGTTACAATTATAGTCTTACTGCCGGTAGTTATATCGTCTTCATCAATTGTGTCTAACGCTGTTCCTGTAAGAACGGCGGAAAACATATTTATTTTTAATATGCTTCTTAACCGCTTAACTCTCGCGTAATCTGTCGGCCTTCTGTATGTATGCGTTGCCAAAACTTAATGCTCTTCCCAGCAAACCCAGCCAGAAACAGTCATTGCTATGGCGGTGTTGCAAACTAAAGCAAATCCTTGGCTGTCTACGGATTTAGGTCTCATTTCTGGCGTCCAAATATGACCGACCGGCCCTAATTGTTCCCATTGATAACCCATTAAAACCCCGTCTGGCGTGCCAGGTGTTTCAACGTCAGTCACCATTGAGGAATCAATTGTTCCTGAATCCTCATCTGAGGCTTGCTCTGTAACCGCTGAACCGCCTGTACCGGCAGTAGTCACCCTCTGCAATGATACAGAGCATAAAGCCGCCGCCACTGCCGCGCTTGTCAGCTCCCAGCCATGCAAAGAAATCCGTTTATTAGTCCCTGCAAGCAAGTTCCAAATATCCTGAGTTGCATCGGAGGAAATGCTTACACCACTCAGTGCGCCATATACGATTCTGCCCATAATTACATCCCCAGTATTGGTTGCCTGTTTTTAAATTTTGTGAATTCTTGAATCTCTAAAGGATACGTGGCTCCACCTGCCTCTTTAAGCTCTACAGCAAACCCTACAAAATAGGTATTCCCTGATGAAACTGAAGCAGAAGGGCTAGCATCACCCGAAGCATCATAATCCATAGATGTATCTAACTGGTCTACGCTAGTACCGTTTATCTCAGTACCTTCGGGAATTACAGTATTACCGAAGACCGACCAGCCGCCCACCGTTAATGCTGTTGCATCCGTAAGAGTAAGCGTAAGGCTTGATGCATACCCGCCGCCTTGATCATTTTGTAATAAAGCATTAGCAACAGTGCCCGATACATCAACACTTGAAATACTAGTCACCTGTAACGTCATCCCTACGGTGGTCCCATGCGCTGCTGTCACTACACCCGAGCTGGGGCTACTACCTACCGCTGCGCCAAAAAATACCCCATGCTGAAGAGTCGCGGTTTCTATATCCCCTATTCTAGCCCATGATATCCCATCATCTTGCCCTGACATTGTAGGCTCGGTAGAGTTGCCATCTTCTATAGCCACATATGCTAATAAAAAATCATCCGCATCTGGGGTGAACGACGCCACACTTATATCTGAGTTAGACGAATAATTTCTTGTGGCTGTCCCTCGATCAACCGGCGTTCCAAGTGCCATCGATTGCCCCCCAAAACGTCAAAGTTTCATCATAATATGATCTTAACTCAGCCAGCCTATAATCTATTTTTGGCACATCTTGCCATGAGTTTAATTCGGGTAATGTACCGCCTACATACTTTGTCCAGTGCGTTCGAACATCCTCAAAGCGGTGAGCTATGTTCGCTACTATTTGCCCATCATGTTTAGCTATATCTAGTTGAGGTGCCCAATGGTCATCGTTATTGCCCGATAGAACATGATCGATAAACCGGTTCCAATCCTCTTGCTTTAACCGTACCGCTATCTCTTCAGTCGTGCCGCCCTTTGCTATCTCTTCTGCTAGCTTGTCATCGTAAAACTTCTTTCTATCGCCTGAAAAGTGATGCTCATTACCCCCCACTCTGCCTTCTAATCTGCCACCATCAGCGAGGATAACGCCAGCAGGTACAAATTCATGGTAACGAGTGTTATTCAGTGTAAGCCACCAAAAATGGTTAAACGCACTGGCTAATCGTGTAAGCGGATGGCGTACAAACATAACGCGTTTTGGCAACAGTAATGCTTCAGCAACTCTAATCTCCTGGTGTGGCACCTGATTTATAGCTGATCGCATGGACATCGAGCCTACTTTTGAGACTACTTGAATACAAGTATCTGTGGAGACCTTTAAATAAACTGCCACGTTATGCCGCCACCTCTCTAGAATTAATCGTTGTTCTTTGACTTAATCGGAGTAGTACAAACCTGATACGTTACGCTCACAGTTAGATTAACAAACACAACAACAAGCGCTATATATGCAATACATAATATCACAATTCTTAATATTAGGTCTTCTAGCAAGTCCGTAACGTAGTCAGTCATAAAAAAGGCGAGCACCCGACGCTAGGGAAGGTTGCGAAGGGCGCTCTAAGGCTTGCGAAAAAAGAAAGACACTATACATATGATGGCAATTATAGCTTGAAGATGGCCGTCTTGCTCATTAGATGACCCTATTAACAAGACAAATATTGCTGCATAAGCGACAACTGTAGATGGTGATATGAGGTTTTTAAGGGTGAAGGCATTTAAAATGTAGGCAATAGATCGTGTTGATTTAGGACTCAATCTGTCCACCAGTCACCTGTTATCATCATTTTTTGTAGACGTTTTGATCTGTTTCCTACTTGATTAAACCAGCGTGAATTTTCCATTTCAATAGCGGCCTTGTCAAAATCTCGGACCTCCATCGCCGCCAGCATCCGCCTAAATTTTAACAGACCGCTTAGCCCTAGATTGTAAGCCATGTCAATAAGAACTGCGCGTCGAACGCCTGACAATTCTATCCAGAAATCAATATTGTGTAGCTGTGTGGTTAGTGATCTGACTCGATTATCCAGCATGTAATCGGCTTCTTCTTCAGTTATGCCAGCATCAAGATTAATGCCATAACCGATAGTGAGCTCACCAGCAGTACATCGATAGGGCTTTAATTCTAGGCCCTCATGTAATTTGATTAATTCGTGGGCTTTCATCTGTTGCTTATAATTCGTTCAAGGTTTTGTGCGTGTTTATCGAAAAGCTCTTTAAGGTCCATACGGCTCTGTTCGTGCATTTTTTCTAAATAAGCTAACCGTCTACTGGTTTCTCTTCGATCGCTGTCTATGCGCTCTTTGTGCTGCCTCTCGTTGCGTTCTACTGTCTCGCCGAGCGCCGTTAGTGCCATGCTGAATTTCTCATTAGACTTAGCTAAGTTGATCTTGTTATATTGGCTAGATTTCTCTAAATAGTCAATTCTCCCGATGTTACGAACACCGACCCAAGCTGCAAAAGAGCCTAAAAGGCCAATGACTAGAGCAAGGACTGCTGATAAAGCCTGGACTACTGAACTGTTAGAGATTGAATCAGGCATACTACTATCCATGAAGTGGGCGTTAGGGATAGGCTATAGTTTATCACTTAATAATATTTAATCAATATGACCGTTTTATGCTATTTGGCCATATGGCCTTAATATATTACTTTACCATCAATTCACGTATCGACTGTTCAAAGCAGTTTGATTGAATCTTTAATGTATTTATTAACCTAGTTAGATGTTTGTTTTCGTTAATCTTCTTAGTTAATAAACTGTTTACTAGATCACAACTAATTGCACTAGCCTCGCTTTCAATCATAATCTGTTTAAATTGCTTATCTAATATCTCAAACTCTTTTTTATTTATCGTCGCTTTATGTGAATTGATAAACCTATTCCTTAACTCATCAATGTTCAAATTTCCTCCTGTTTAAGTCTTCGCTTTTTGATTAGAGCCGTTAGTTTAGACGTTAGTATTGAAAATTCCTGTTTCAACTTCACAGTTTGGTTAAGAAGATCGATCGCCTCTTCTTGTGATATAGGTAAGCCATTATAGAAAATAGCGGCTTTGCCTTTGTAGATTCCGTGGGTGTAGCTATTCACCTGTTGACCCAAATCCGTTAACGCCTCGCGTGGTGCTGTCTAAGTCGCCCACCTCCATGCATTGGTTCATACAAGGGACAACAATTAATTGAGCAATTCTCTCTCCAGGGTGTATGTCAAATGGCATAGCAGTGTGCTTTGTTAGAAGAACAATAAGCTCCCCTCTGTAATCGCTATCAATAACGCCACCTAACACGTTAATACCCCACTTAGCCGCAAGCCCAGACCTTGGTTTGATTAACCCTAAATACCCATCTGGAATGGCGCAAGCTAACCCCGTCATGACCTTAGTAACTTCGCCTCCCCATACAGACGTTTCCTCAACACAATGCAAATCAAAACCAGCAGCACCATCGGTTTGAACTTTTGGTATAATCGCTAAGTCATTTAATTTTTTAAATAGAATCACCCCCTGTCCCCCAAAGAACCTTTTGATCCAATCGATACAGTAACTTTTCCTTCAATAAATACGTTGACTTGCCTTTGCCACTAACGCTCTGCCCAGTAGGTTCGTAGGTTAAAATAATCTCAACTTCCCCCACTGATATTGCCGGTGAAGTAGCGCATATGTCGATCCTTACATCTCTTAAGTCAATCATTCATATAACCCCCTATAGCATCCCTTTAACTTTGATTTTGTAACGTGCTTTGATTTCTTTAATATCATCTATCGTGTAATTATTCAGATCGTGAGGCCCTTCCAGCCATTCAACTTGATCTAATCCGATTTTTTTAATAAGCCCAATTCGGTAATCAATGGCGTTTCCTGATTTAAAGCAGTTGCACTGCTCACATTGTAGGTGAACGTTGTCTTCACAGAATCTAAGTTCTGGACACGCTCCAACACTTCTATAATGTCCTGCGTTAATCTTGCACCCAGTGGAGCGCCCACAACTAATACATGAATTTCCCTCATCCCTCTTCCTTATATATTTGTTGAATTCTTGTTGAGCCTCTTGAAGCCATTTTCCTTTTGTTTTAATTTTCTCTTTCATCTCCTTGTGCTTCTTCTTGTCCTCTTTGGCTCTTGCTTTTTGTGCCAGTAATATCGCGCATAATGGGCTGCAAGCTATTTGAGTGCTGCTGTAAGGGTTTTCTATTTTGCTCTTACACTCTTTGCACTTTTTAGCCATCCTTAGTTAATCCCCTTGTTATTCGTTAAGCCAAACTAACTTCTCATATACCCTATCTTGACGTGGCTCAGTTATTTTTATAATTTCAGTTTCATTTTTGAATCTAGCCAGCAAGCGATGAAGCTCTTTGTTTAAATCCTGGCTAAATTCGCCGCTCATCCCATATGAGCCGCCCATGTCCCAATACCCCGACATATTCCCCTAGCTCAGATCCCTCTAAGTCTGCATATGTGCAAAGCTCATCCATTTCCTCACCATTAAACTCTGTCATCTCTCCACCTTAATCCAGATTTTTTGCATGTCTACATCTTTCCTTATGTCAGCTCTCGCCAAACCGCTAACAATGCGCCCCAGGGATTCTATTAACTCTAATGCCTTCATTTCCCCTCCTTAATACAAAGATCTCTCTCCATGTTGTCTAGATCATCTTTAGTTATCTCTACCTCAAACTCTGTCAGAATATCAAAGTGAACAGAGCCCCAAAGGGTGAACTCCCCGCGCCAGTCGATTGAGTACACTTCTAACATATCAGGGTCGTCTTTATGATTTCTAATTTTTACACTCATTTCATTTCTTCCCTTGAGGGCCATGGCACGTAAATGCCGAACCTCTCTGCTATGTATTTATTAATGACATCGTATATCTCGCCATAATCCTGGCGTTTAGGTTTTGTCGTGCTTTGCTCATCAGTCATCGCTAGTTGAACGGGACGCCACATTAATTCTTTAATTAAAATCTTATTCCATGGAACACTAACGCCTTTGCTCAACACTAGATCCATATCTAGCCCTTTCTCGTTTAGCTCTGATGCTAACAGTTCACAGTATTTATGCATTGATGCGTTTTGCGTGTTCGTGCGCTGCTTGCCTGTTTTTATAGTGAATGCAACGTGTTTGTGTTCATCGTAAATCTTTTCAACGTGCTCTAAAAACTTAGCTTTAGAATGATCACTGTTAACTAGCCACTCATCCCCCATAGGACACCTGCATCCAGCCATTGCTAAATTTAATTAAGTCGGTGTCTATATCAACATCATAAACGCCTGTAAAATAATATTTTAAGAACTCTCTAATCGCTTTCTCTTCTGCAAACCCGTAATCATGAGAGCTAACTTTCCAAAGCCCTTTGTTGCATCTGATAACCCTTGTATAGCTCACGTTTCTACTAGTTGTGTTTTTCTCAAATGATTCTAATATATCGTTATGTAGATTATCCATATCACCACCTCTTGAGTAGCCATTCCTGACTAGTTTTTAATGTCCTTGTGGGGAGACTAGTTACTACATTGTTTTCCCTCTCTTCCTCACACACAAAACAATTTTCCTTGCGTTTACCGTTAAGCCGAAAACCGAAGTCTTTCTTAGGGTCTTTCCTTTCTTTACACCGCATACATTTAGCTAGCACTAGAACCTCCTCGCCAGCCAGTTCTGATTAAACTCAACATCCCCTACCAGTTCAGAGGTATACGCTTTTTTCGGTCTGTAGCTAGAACAACCCCTGCATGTCATTTTCACTCTACCGCTTTCACACAAATCAAACTCAGCCCTATTTTTAGGCCCACAAATTCTGCAATATCTAACGCCTATATTTCTCATCCTGAGAATATCACGTAGCCAGCGGCGCAAACTAAAACGAGACAAGCGATTGAAAATAAAAACAGCTCTGTATCATTCATTATTCTTCCCACTCTATTGTTGCAATTGCGATTGAGGCTGCATTATTTAGAACTAGGTTTTTATTATGAAACATGTTCGGAGAAAGATATTTATCCCCGTTACCTCTCGTTAATATATTAGCGTATTTTGTTATTGTTTTAGGCTTAAAGAAAATATCTCTACAGTCGGTCCCTAAATCTCTGCAATAACACCCGATATCATTCCATTGACTAGCTTCGGAGTCGCTCCCTATGAATCCAACAACAGGATAATGACCTGGCCCATCAGTACATATAATTCTCACGCTATCCATTCCGCCGGTCACAACCTCGACACCTTGACTCCACTCTTTCGAATTAAACTGTTTCATTTCTAGACGCCTGCATTAATTTAGCTGTTAAGTCTTCTTTCCGCTCTTTCGCTTGTTTGATAATGTTGGTGTTTCCTTCCGTAGCACCATAACCACCAAACTGTTTAATAATGTTATCGCACTCGTGTATGCCGCACCTTAGATCTATCACCTCTTTGCTGACTGGCGGTGGTCTATCCATCTCAAACTCATCAGATACAATTAGCTTAGTATCCCATCGACCATCGTTAAACCACTTATTAAAATAAGGTGGAGTACTCCCTTTTGCTTCAAGCGCTGGCCTTTCTTTTTCTGCGTGTTCTCTAGCTGAAGCGTAAGCCATTTTTGCGTCATTTTTATTTTTAATCTGGTCGAGGAAAGCGTCCCCTGCTTGCTTCTTGCCGCCTTTAGTGCCTGTGGATATTCCTACGTTCCATACCGTCCATATTGCATCAAACCAGGCCAGCCTGTGGTCAGTTATATAGCGTCCCTTAGCTGTTTGAAACCCTTCCTTAGAATCCTTGGCGAACTTTGGGAAAAGCGCCTCAATGCTATCGTAGGCCGTTACAGCGTCGCTTATAGCCTCTGCCGGAAGTGTCTTTGTCCTCTGTATAACAAAGTTTTGAATGAAGGTTTTCTTATCCATCGCCAGAGCCATCGCCATAGCCATCGCCATCGCCAGAGCCAGAGCCATCGCCATAGCCATAGCAATCGCCAGAGCCATCGCCATAGCCAGAGCCAGAGCCATCGCCATAGCCATAGCCATCGCCAGAGCCAGAGCCATCGCCAGAGCCAGAGCCATCGCCATAGCCATAGCCATCGCCAGAGCCATCGCCATCAAACTTATTTGGCTTTTGCATTTTCAGCGCCCTCTATCGAGTTAACAGACGCTGGCGCGCATGGGATTATTTCAATAGCTTTCATCCAGACTTTACCAACCTCTTCACATATCTCACTTTTATCACACCGAATTCCATGTATTGCCACCGCGCTCAAACTGATAGACTCTGCCGCCCACCATCGCCACATTCTACGAGCGGATTGCAAGATAACCTCCTCCCCGTCCTTTGCGTATAGTGTGCCAAACCAAACCCCGGCAGAATAAGTGCGCACTATTACTTTGCTCCCTACCATATCTCCAATATTGTTGGCTGCCACACTAACCGTCCCGCCAGACGTTAACCCTTGGATTTCTCTAACCTGTTTTATTGTTAAATCTTCAATATTCATCTCTCTTCCCTTTTTAGTTAAAAATTATTTAAACCCGAATACAGGACGTATATCAGTCTCAAACGCATAAATTATCTTGTCTTTTTTGTCCACATACAAACTGATTGATGGCCTGACACCATCGTTAATATCTTTTACCGCTTTATGAATAGCTACAGTGCTTACATCGCATTGATTAGCTATATCTTTTAATGTGTAGTTGGCTCTAAACCCTATTAAAGTGGTTTGCCGTTCGCCTTTTGATTTATCTAATTTACGCATACTGTCTCCTTGATGTACTTAAACATATATTAACTTATAGTTAAGTGCAAGTATTAATATTAAGTTAATTTAAGTGTTGACGTTAACCTACAGTTAATCTATATTGACTACACAAACAAGCAAAAGGGAAAGGGAAATGATAATCAACACAACAGGCGAGCTTTTAGATCTGCGGGATAAAAAAGGCGTTATCACGTTAGAGGACGATACTGTTATAAAGTGTGATGTCCCATACAGTGTGGGGGCCGAAATTAACGGGCTGCACGCTAAAGGAAACCTGGACTGCAAGGGATACCTGTACTGCGAGGGAAACCTGGACTGCGAGGGAAACCTGGACTGCAAGGGAAACCTGGACTGCGAGGGATACCTGGACTGCAAGGGATACCTGTACTGCGAGGGAAACCTGGACTGCGAGGTAAACCTGGACTGCAAGGGAAACCTGGACTGCAAGGGATACCTGTACTGCGAGGGATACCTGTACTGCGAGGGATACCTGGACTGCGAGG